TGAGGTCTTGTTGCATATCCCCAAAGTCTGGGATATCTGGCATAGGATATAGCCAACCAACAAAATCCTCAACAATATCAACGACTGCATCAACAACATCAGTAACAAAATCTATTATTGGCTCAAAAGGATTAAAACCACCCATTTATAATAACCTCCAATTACAACCCATATTTTCAAAACCTAACATTTTAAAAACTGGATCAACACCTAAACCAGAAGTAATAGAAATAACTAAAGGCATATTTTCGGCTTGTTTTTTTACTGACTCAATTAATTGTTTTACTAAATTATAATTCCTATAATTTTGTTTTATATACAACATTTGTATAACCATTATTTGTGTTTTACTAAAAAAATATTCTGATTTGTTATACAAACAACAACCAATCAATTCATTTTTATCTAAATCTTTCAAAAGTATTATTTTACCTTTTGCTAAAATAGTATGCAAAAAATTAAGTGATTTATCTTGATCAATATCTGGATAATTACAATCTTCTAAATCAATTTTTTTATATTCAACAAGTAAATTAAAAATATCCATTATATCTTTTTTTTCAGCATAATATTGATTTATGCTCATGTCCTACCCCATTTAATATCACGAACAGTTAGAGCTGCGAACTCCATACCTTTATCAGAACTAAAAAATCTTTGTTGTGAATTATCTGTAGTCGTACGACCAGATGTTTTACTAAAGTTACCCCAATGTGATGTAATGCTTATTATTAAATTTGCAGTGGTAGTATTATCTGTAATTTTATATTCGTCTATCGTTCCATAAAATAATAAAAAAGGGTCTGATATTAATGCATTGTTTGCGTCTAGATATCCTCTATACAAATACACATCAGCATTAATAATATTTTCATTTAAAGCGACTGACACATAAGTTTGATCAACACCTGATAAACTTATTGAAAGAGTATTTTTTGTAGGTCTGTTTGTTTCATTAGCACCTGTTATACTGCGTAAATGTCCATTTGCTTGATAAGTTCTTGATGAGCCAGATACACTTGAAACAATATCAAAAGGTGCATTAGTTAAATATACAGGTGTTGCAAACTCTATTTCAACTAAAACAACTGGGTCTAAGTTTCCTGTTGCTAGTTCTGTTTTAACTGCACTTGTTAATCCTCTGGGCATTATAAACTTTCAATAACATCAAACTCATATCTGAATATAGGGTTACCGTCCTTATCGTTTTCCCCTATTCCAAACTCTTGAACATCGCTAGTTAAATGAACAGTAAAAGGTATTGAATCGTAAGTAACTGAACTATCATCTGACAATGCTGTTCTTAATGGTGGCTCAATAGTAACGGTAGCTGCATTACTTGAAGAAGTAACATCATCAACAACCATATATACTTTTGCGTGTGCAAACTTAATAAAATCACCAGCTTTTAATCTACCAGCACTATCACTTGCAAAACCATCAATAGCAATAGTAGTATCTGCCGAGGAGTGAGCCCCATTCACTAACAAGGTTCCTGTTTCACTACCAAGAGCATTCATATTACTTGGCAAGGTTATGGTAAAACTTTCTTTCCTTGATCTTTGTTTCATTACAAAAGCCATGATTGGGGCAAAGTCCTCTCTTTTCATTGGAGGAAATGAAACTGTAAAACTAAATCTTTGTCCTTGAACTTGTCTTCTGAATGTTTTGCCACTATCAGTTTCACTAAATAATGTTTTTTGATTATTTTTAATATTAACAGCATTAAAATTTGTACTAGGAAAAGCACCACTCATATAATCGCTACCTTGCCTTTTTCATTCACAGCATTGTTTATCATATTAACTATTACACCTCTGCTATTAACTAATAATTCATTGAATCCTCTTGCGTCAACAGTATTAATGTTAAAATTGACAGTAACTGTTTTACCCATACCTAATTGATCATTAGGAATTACAGTTCCTGCAGAATCTGGTACAAATAATTCAGGTCCTTTTTCTCCTACAATACTTGGTTGCCCAACTGGTGGCCTACCACCTTTTTCAAATCCTTTAATTTTATTTACTAAACCAATACCAGCTGCTATCGTTGCACCAGCTGCAATAACACCAAAAGGTACACCACCAAAATTTTTAAATGCTTTTACAGCTGCCCCATAAACATCTATCAATGCTTCTCTAATTGCTGATGCTTTAAACATCGCTACTGCTTTTTTAACTGCAGATTGGATAGCAGCTCCTATAAGTGCTTCTACAATCATTCTGGTTATAGTTCTTGCTAAATCCTCAAACTGTAATTTTCCTGTCATCACAAAGTCAGTCAATGTTTGTTTTAACTCACTAAAAGATTGTTTACCTATTTTTGTAAATTGTTTTTGTATGTTTCCAGCTTCTTTCATAGCTTCACCAAATCCACTACCAAAAGAATCATAAGCCTCTTTTAATTTATTTACAGATTCTGTTGCGTCATCAGCACCATCCTCTAAAGGTTTTATTGGATTATCTTTAATCCTTGTAGTCATTATTAAGTCAATATCTTTTAATATGCCCTCGACAGTTTCCCTAAATGTTCCAGAAGTTTTATCTATTTCATCAGTATCAAGTAAATCCATAAGTTTTAGTGCTTTGCCCTCAAAAGATTCTTTAAGGTCAGTAATATTGTCAACCATGTCAGGTGTTACTTCTTGTATTACATCAGCAAATGCTTGTATATTTTTTGCAGTTTCATCAAATCCTAATTTTTTGACAGCAGCTGCGATTTTTTCTGTAGAACTTTTTACAAAATCTAAAAGAGTTTTAAATATCGTTTGAATTTTATTATAGACAGCAGTTATAGTGATAACTATTAATTTACCTTTGGTACCTAAAGCAAGGAAACCAATTATACCTAACATTTTAATTGTATCTGGTAATGCATTAACAGTTTTAAATAATGTATTTATACCACCGAATATAAAATTAAATGCTGGTGCCACAGCATCAACCACACTTGCAGCTCCCAAAGCAATAGTTTTGACAGCCTCAACAACTCTATCGCCTACATGTTTTGCAGCTTCTTCAATACTTTCAAAATTTTTGCCCACTGTTTCCTCAAGCAACATGGCCGAGGCTTTTAAAAAATCAAATGGTCCAGAGTCCATAACTGCTATTTTAAATTGTAAAAATTTATCTTGTAACATAGATACAACACCGTCAAATGATTGTGCCATTTCCGCACTTGCACCTACGACACCAAGAGTGCCCTCCCTAAAGTTTTTGAGTATATGTTCCTTAGATTGTTCTGCACTTATTTGAACACCTGCTTCAAAACCTAATAATGCTCTTACACCTCTTTCTCTAAATAAATCTGCTGAATTAATACCACTTGAAAAAACTCTCTGTAATTGTTCTGCAGTTGTTTGGAAATCTAAACCAGAAGCAGCAGCAATATCACCTGTTATTGCCAAAAGTTCATTAAGTTCTTCAGCATCTTTTGATACGACTGCTAAATTAGCAGAACCTCTTTGTATTTCTTCTAATGTAAAAGGAACTTTACCAGCAAACTTAATTAAATTTTTAAATGCTTTTTCACCCTCAGCAACTTCGTCAAATAAAAATTTAAATCTTATTTTTAATCTTTCTATTTCTCTAGCAGTATCAATGAAACCTTTAGCAACAAAACCACCACCAAGAGCTGCAAACGCAACTTTTAAATTAAAAACAGATGCTTTTAGATTATTAACACCAGCAGTAGCAGTACGCATAGCCATTCTAGTTTTATCTTTAGCGACTATGTCAATATTTACTTTTTTTGTTGCCATTTATCTTTTTGCCTTTGCCAATCGTTCTTGTCTATCTTTTTCTTCTTGTTGAAGTGTAAAGTAAGCCATCCACATATTAAACTCATATACGGACATTTGCAAGATATCTGGAAGTGTCTTGTGTAGTTTTTCGCCTAAAGCAAAAATATTGTGTAGTTCTGGATTATTTTTTAGTTTTTTTTAGTGTCTTCAATATCAACATTACCAGTGCCCATAATTTTTGTAGCAACATCTGCGATGACATTTGTATCAGCTTTAGTTTTAAAAGCCAAAACATGAGTAGCATTAAACATTTTGTCACCGTCTTTCGTCAATGCTTTTTCAATAATAACATCAATCAAAACGACTAAATCAGTATTTGTAGCACCCTTAAATATTTTGGCTTTCTCAAGCATATTAAAAGGTTTGCAATAAATTGCTTTATCGCCAACTAATCCCCATTCGGGTACTTCAATTATTTGTGTTTCTAAGGTTGAGAAATGATCTTTGATCCCCTCAAAGTAATCTATTTTATTATCTGGCATTTATTATACTGTGCCGATAGTTAGACCACCTGTACCTTGTAAAGAAACTGTTCTTGTAGTTACTCCGTCTAGTGTTACTCCGACAGACATTCCTGTTACAATACCAGTACCAGAAAATTTTCTATCGCCTGAATCTGCACCCTCGGGCATAAACTCAAAACTCAAACTTGAGCCTTGTGTTAATGCTGTTTGACCAGAATCAGTTTCATCAAAGTTCATATCAATAGAAGCAGTAAAAGTACCTCTACCAACAAGAAATGATTTCATTGAGCTTCCTAAAGCAGTATCTTCTACTACATCGTGGGTTGTATCAACAGTGAAGCCAGTCGCATTACCGATATTAGTTCCACCTACATGAACAACTCCCTCTTTACCGTGATGTGTTGCCATAAATTACTCCTTTTTCTCTTTGGTTAAATCTTTTATAATCTTCTCAGTCTCTTTTGCAACTGAAATATTTTTATTTTTACCTTGAACAGTATATCCCATATTTGTGTAATGCTCTACAAAATCTTGAGATACGGTAATTTCACTTTTACCTTTTTTCATGTGAACATCTTTAGCCATTACGCACTCCCTCTTGTAAATTCATACATTACACGCACAGTTATTCTTACACCACCATAAGGGAAAATAGTTCCTTCATCTGACGATGCCTCAATAATTTGTGTATCCAATGCATTACCATTTCTAGTTATATCATTATCTAAAGTTTCTTCAACTACTTCAATTATTTGGTTTCTAACTGTATCAATATTTGTATCAGTACCTTTT